GAAGATTGTCAGCCGTGAATGGCTGATGCTTGGGTTGGGCAGCCTGATTGCCCGGCTTGAGGCAGGGCTTCAGCGGCTCATCGTTGGGGAAACCACATTCATTCGATTCAACGTTGATGCAATGTTGCGCCCGCTCACCAAAGAGCGCTTTGATGCCTACGCCGTGGCGCTCAACAATGGTTTCTTGAGCCTCAATGAGGTGCGCACGCTTGAGGATCGCCCGCCTGTTGGGCCTGATGGTGACGCCTTCAGGCAGCCGCTCAACATCGGCACCGTAGGTGAGGATCCTCAGGCTTGAGCTACATCATCGTTGACCTTGACGGCACGCTGATTCTTGAGAATGAGCAGCCGAATCAACCGCTGATCGATCACCTCAATGATGAGGTGATGAGCGGTGATGCGCAGATTTTGATTGTTAGCGCCCGTAAGGTTGACCGCCTCACCGAAACCCGCGCATGGTTGCAGCAATACGGCGTGGCGGGTGTTGATGAAATTCACCTGAATGATTTTGAAGGCAGCGCCTTTGCCACCGGGCTTGCATTCAAAGAATACAAATACGGCCTGCTGAAAGAGAAATTTGGCACCGATCTTGACATGGCAATTGACAATGACCCCGCCGTGAGGGCGATGGCTGAGGCGCTAGGCATTACGGCGCACACACCTGAGCAGCATCTTTCTGATGAATACCGCGCCATCGTGAACGTGCCTGCCTATGTTGCCGCCGCCGCAACGGCGGGGCTTGAGGCCTTTGAAGGCGGCTTGGGCGGTGATGGCTTGCAGGATCAAACGGTGCGTGAAGCGCGGCAGCTTGCAAGCGGCAGCGTTGATGATGAAAAGGTTGCGCGAATGGCCGCATGGATTCGGCGCCACCGCGGCGATTGGGAAGGCGTGCCTCAGAATAGCGATGCTGAGCACCCTGATTTTCCCGCGCCGGGGGCGGTGGCAGCTTTGCTTTGGGGCGTCAATCCTGTAGACACAAACGGTGCCGATCGCGTGTTGGCGTGGGCAGATAGAATCATTGGGGAGGCAACACAAAAGGAGAATAATGCAATGGCACGTGAGCATGAAACCCGCGCCGCGGCGTTGGGCGCATTCAAGATTGGCGATACCGAAGATGGGCAAAAAACCTTCACGGGGTATGCCGCTGTTTTCAATGCTGAATCACAGGGGCTGCCGTTTATCGAACGCATTGCACAGGGCGCCTTCAGCCGCGCAATCAAGCAGGCTGATCAAGGCCGCCGCGTCATCAAATTCTTGCACGGTCACGATGAATCGCGCATGCTTGCCACCACGGCAAGCGGGCGCCTAAGCCTCAGCGAAGATGAGGTTGGGCTGAAGATTGAGGCGCGCCTTGATCCCGCTGACCCTGACGCCGCCGCCGTTATCTCAAAATTGCAAAACGAATCAAAGGCAATGGGCATGAGCTTCGGATTCACGGTGCCAAAGAATGGTCAGGTTTGGAATGATGACGGCAGCCGCACCCTCACCGAAATTGGGCTGCTTGAGGTGTCAACCCTCTCAGGGCATACGCCTGCCTACCCGGCAACGCTAGGGCTTACCGCCGTGCGAAAGATCGCACCTGCCCGAATCGGTGTTGATGGTGATGCGCTGCTTGAAACCCTTGAGGCCGTCAAGGCGGGCAGCGATCTTGATGCTGATCAAACCGCCCTGCTTGATGCCGTGCGCGCCCGATTGGGTGCAGCCGCTGAGCCTGAGGCGATCGAATCTGAGCCTGCACCAATGGGTGAGCACCACACAATTGTGGCAGCCCGCCTCAAATTGGAGCAGCTCAGGGGGTAGAATCCCCAACAGCCCACGCACCACGATGCGCATGCCTGATCATCAGGCGCATTGGATAGGCAGCCCGGCGTATTGTTCAAAAACCAGAATTTGAAAGAGGTCAAGAAATGTCTGACGCTATCAAGAATCTGGCTGAAAAGCGCGCCGCGCTGCTAACCGATGCTTCGGGCATCGTGGCAGAGCATGCCGAAAAGGGCGAAGCCCTAACGGTAGAGGCTCAGAATCGCTTTGACGCCCTCACGGCTGAGGCAGCCGTTATCAATTCCGCAATCTCTTCAGAGAAGATTGCCGCTGAGGCCCGCGCCGCCGCTGATGTTGCCCGTGCTGAAAAGGCCGTTGCCTTCGCACCTGCAACCGATGCAACGCGCAACCTTTCGGCTGAGCTTCGCCGCATCGCCCGTGAGGGTGGTGAGGTTGAGCTTCGTGACGTCACGAAGTCAACGTTTACACAGGCCGTTGAGCAGGGTGATCGTTTTTGGATCACCGCTGGTCAGGTCAACCCATTCGTTGATCCTGCCGTTGTGACCGTGCTTCAGGTTGCGAAGGGCAACGTGATTGCGCTTCCGCGCACCACGGCGCTTGGAACAGCCGCTGCCGTCAATGAGGGCAGCGCAATCGGTGAGAGCGATGGCACGAATTCGAGCCTTTCGCTTACCCCGGTGAAGTATGCAAGCCTGCTTCAGGTTGGCATTGAAACCGTTCAGGATCAGATGTTTGACGTTGCCTCATGGGCAACCGAAAAGCTCGCCGCTGAATTGGCCGTTGCGCATGGAGCCGTTGCAGGCCCTGCCGTAGCAGCCGCCGCAACCGTTGGCAAGCAGGGTGCAGCAATCACCCCAACCTATGCCAACCTGCTTGACCTGATCTATTCAGTAAAGCAGCAATACCGCCGCGCCGCAAAGCGTGGTTTCTTGATGAATGACACCACGTTGGGTGCCATCATGGGCTTGGTTGACGGCGCGAGCCGCCCAATCTTTGTGCCCGGCGATCAGAGCCGCCCGGATACCATTTTGGGTTTCCCGGTGTATTCAGCCGCGTTGGCTGATAACGGTGACGAAGCGCTGAGCATCGCCTTCGGCGATCTTGGGGCCATCTACACCGTGATTGCGGGCGCGCCTGCAATCGAGGCTGATCGTTCATTTGCGTTCGGAACAGGGCTGATTACGTACCGCGGAATTCTCCGCGGCGCTACGGGCCTGATTGATCCGCTCGCAGTCAGGACATTCAAGGGCGCCAACGTCTAATTCGTTAGACAAAGCGCACCGCTAAGGGGCTGAGCATTACGCTCAGCCCCTTAGCATTTAGAGAGGGGAAACAATGAGAATTCAATTGATCATCAGGGTTGACGGCATGCGAAATGGGCAGCCGTTGCCTGCGCCGGGCGGCATCATTGACCTGCCCAATTCGGAGGCAATCAACATGATCAGCCACGGGTACGCGATCCCCGCCCCAATGCCACAGGTGCAAGAGCGTGCAACGGCTGAGCCCATCATTGAGCGCGCTACACTAACGCCCACACAGCCCAAGAGGCGAAAGGGGAAATAGTCAATGGCCGTTTCAAACGTTCAGAAATCGATCAACGCAACCACGCCAACATTGTTGGTGCAGGCTGACGCTGACGGCTGCATTGTGTACGTGCACACGCAGGTGACAATTTGGCTTGGTGATTCTGCGGTGAGCAGCAGCACCGGCATGCGCCTTGATTCGGCGGCAGGCCCACAAACCATTCAATTGCGCGCAGGCGATGCCCTCTACGCGGTCAGCAATTCAGGCACACAAACGATCACGCTCATGATGGTAGGCAACGCCTAATGAGCTACATGACGTTGGCAGAATTCAAAAGCAGCATCGGCATTGCCTCAAGCGATACCGCCGATGATGCGCCGCTGCAATCCTGCCTTGATGCTGCCGATCAGCTAATCAACAATTACGTTGACACAAAGGTTGGCTTCGGCGTCACCTCAAGCCAAACCCGCTACTACACCGCCACCCGGTGGGATTACGTGTTGACCGATCCTATCGTGACGGTCACCACGCTTGCAACGGACATCAACGGAACGGGCACCTATTCGCAGACATGGAGCGGCACCGATTACATTTTGGCGCCACGCAACGCCGCGCTTGATGCGCGCCCGTACACCGAAATTGACGTGAGCCCATTCAGCAATGCCGCCCTAAATTTCCCTACGGGGTATCTTGAGGTGAAGGTGGTTGGCACCTTCGGTTGGCCTTCGGTACCTGCCGCGATCAAGCAGGCAGCGGGCATTCAGGCGGGTGCCATTTGGAGCAGCCGCACGGCGCCATTCGGCATCGTAGGCAGCGCGGATCTTGGCGGCGTGTTGACGATGCGGGCAGCCCTGCACCCTGAGGCGCGCATTCTCATTGAGCCGTACCGCCTACGGGGAGGGCTGGCAATCTGATGGCAATGGGTAATCAATACAATCTGGTAATTCAACAGGGTGCCACGCTTTCTTTGGCAATTACATGGAAAGATTCGACAGGCACCGCAATCAATTTGACCGGGTACACGGCACGCATGCAGGCGCGGTCAACCTATGACACCGCTACCGCAATTCTCAGCCTAACAAGCGCGGCGGGT